CGTTTAATTAAACAAAAGACCAAATGTTCAAAAGAACATATTGACAAAATGACACGCCTAGAGTTAGCATTTTGCTAAATTGCGATAACTGCGTAAAAAAGCCCGTCACTGAACGGGCTTTTTTATTGCCTGAAAACCAACAAACTGACAAAAGTTCATTTGTACAACCCCGCCACCGTGCGGGGTTTTTTATTGGAGTATCGGTATGGATTTGAGCACCCTTATCGCCCTGCTAACTCTGATTGTGCTGGTTGTCGGTGGTTTGCTCTCCCTCCTTTGGGGAAAGGTGAACAGCATCTCTCAGCAGCTGGCCGACGAGCGTGTCCGGTCTGCCGAGAAGTACATCACCTCTCACGAAATGGAGCGGCGCCTCGAGCAAGCCATTGCACCGCTGGAGCGAACGCTCGAGCGGATGGAAAACCAGAACAACCAGATTTTCCAGCTGTTGCGCCGCCACTACCACGCGGAGGCCAACTAATGGACAAGCAGCAAGCGAAATCAATCGCCATCAACGAAGTGATCGAACGTGAAGGCGGCTATGTGAATCACCCGGATGACCGAGGCGGCCCTACTCGTTGGGGCGTTACCCAGGCGAAGGCTCGGGAGCACGGTTATCACGGTGACATGCGCGACTATCCGGTCGAGGCAGCTTTTGCTGTTTATGACGCGGATTATTGGCAGCGCATGAAGCTGGACGAAATTGGCGACTACAGCCCAGACCTGGCTGTGAAGCTGTTCGACTTCGGTGTGAACAGTGGAACGGGCCGGGCGGCTCGTCATTTTCAACGGTTGCTCAACTCACTGAACAACCGCGGCGAGTTTTATCCGGACATTAAGGTCGACGGCGCTATCGGTCAAAAGACCCTGGCTTCGCTGGCCGGCTTCTACCGCAAGCGCGGTGAGGCAGGCTTGGCCGTTCTGGCCCAGTCGCTTAACGGCCTGCGCATTGCTTTTTGCGTTGGCATCACTGAGGACAACGAGTCGCAGGAAGTATTCGCCTTTGGCTGGTTGTCTCGCATCGTTCATTTGTAAGGAGCTGAAATGGAACCTTTGACCATTGCGCTCGGCCTGGCCAAGTTGACCGGGCTGGATAAGAAAATCGGCCGCTGGATTGGTGGCGACAATGGCGAGGAGGTTGCCGAGAAGGTTGTCTCCATCGCCCAGCAGGTAACGGGCGCCAAGAACGGCGACCAGGCGCTGGCCAAGCTGGAAGCCAACCCTGAGCAGTTGATTGAGTTCGAGCAGGCAATGCACGAGCACGAACTGCACCTCGAGGAGCTGGCCTATAAAGACCGTGCTGATGCTCGAGCGATGCAAGTGGCGGCGCTGCAGGGTAACGATACCCTGTCTAAGCGTTTCGTCTACTACTTCGCTATCGGATGGAGTCTGTTCGCTTTCCTGTACCTGGGCTTCATTACTTTCGGGGACATCCCGGAAGCAAACATCCGCTTTGCTGACACTGTCCTGGGCTTCCTGCTCGGTACAGTACTCGCTGGCATGTTCGGCTTCTTCTATGGCTCAAGCGCCGGGAACGAACGTCGAGCAGAGCAGCAAGACTTGCACGCCGCGCTAACGCCGCGGCGCCGCTAGTTTTCTCCACTTCTAGCGTCTGTGCCCATCATTCGGGCTAGGAGCACAGGCTGTACGGATGCTAGTCGTATATGCCCAGAGACCTGCTGACAACACTTCACGCATTGAGCCAGCAGAGAGGGAAGCCGCCGCTCCGACTGAGTGTAGGGCGTGAGTAGCCTGCTATGCGTGGCGGGTGAAAGCCGTCCGCCGGTACGTACACCGGCAAAAAAAGGTACTTCCCTGAAATCCCGTGCACACGGGCGGCAAACCCGCGGGCTTTCCGTCGGTTTGGGCTCGAAAATCGAGTCCCTTCTTCCATACCTGGGAGAAAGGACACGAGGGTCAGGTGGTGCCGGAGGGCCGAGCCAGGCTTCGGTCTGGCGTCCTTTCTTATGCGTTCGCGTTGGAGCTCATAAGAAAGGACAAAGGTTTATTTGTACATTCAAACAAAAGTCCTTTCTTGCTTATGGGTATCACTGTCACAAAGAAAACCTGGGCCGACATGATCGGCAAGTCTCCTCGCTGGGTGTCAAAGCTCATTGAGGAGGGAATGCCCGTTAAGGGAGGAGGCGGCCGCGGGGTCGCCGTTGAGATTGATACCGAGGATGCCATCAACTGGCTGATTCGCCAGGAGGTGATGAAGCGTTACGGGGATGGTGAAGAAATCGAAGAGGGCTCCGTCGCCGACGAAGACCGTCAACTGAAGCGTGTTCGCCGCGAGAAGATACAGCTTGAGATAGATGCAGCACGACGAAAGGTCGTCCCATTTGATGCGACCGAAGCAATCCTGTTTCGGATAGCCGCCGTTTTCGGTACTCAGCTGGATGCGTTGGCGAGCCGCAATGCCAGTGAGTTTGCCGCATTAGATGACCCAGCAGAGATTCGACAAAAGCTGTTCGCTGAGTGCCGACGGATACGCGCCGCAACTGCCGAAAGACTCCTGTCTGAAGTACAGGCACTCGCTGCAGAGATTGACGGCCTCCTTGAGGTTGATGGCGGAGATGGTGAAGGCTCCGCCGCCGAGGACAGCTGACGAGTGGGCGCGTGAAAATCGCATCATGCCGCCGACGTCCCCGATACCGGGGCCATTTAACCCTGATACAAACCCCTACATGATCCCCATCGTGTCGGCCTTTGCGAACCCCCAATACAACCGGGTGACGTTCGTGATGGGCACGCAGATGGGCAAGTCCGTCTCGATGGAGAACCTGGTCGGGTGGCGTCTCGATGACGACCCGACTCCGATCATGTATGTGGCTCCGACCAGTAACCTGATTGATACCACGGTCGAGCCTAAGTTCATGGATATGTTCCAGCAGGCCGAAAGTCTGGCTCGCAAGTACGACTGGAACAGATCCACCAAGTACACCAAGTGGGTGGGCGGTACCAAGTTCCGCTTTGCCTGGGCCGGTTCTCCGACAGAGCTGGCCGCCGACTCCGCCGGCCTCGTGCTGGTTGATGAGGTCGACCGTATCGTGAACACCGGCGAAGGTGACACGACGGAAATCATCGAGGCGCGTGGCGACGCTTATGTCGACTCGAAGATTGGCTACACGGCCACACCGACACACGGCAAGGTCGAGCGCACAGAGCATCCGCGAACAGGTCTTACCCATTGGGCCAGGTCACACCGTGACGCACTGAGCTCCGCTATCTGGCGGCTCTGGCAATCGGGAACCCGGCACGAGTGGGCGGTTCCGTGTCCGCATTGCGGCCAGTATTTCATCCCGCACAGCGAGCTGCTGTGGTGGCCAGGCAAGGGCACTGAGGAAGAGTGCACGCCTGACCAGGCTGAAAAGAAAGCCATGCTCACCTGCCCACGCAACGGCTGCATGATTGAGGACAAGTACCGGGCCGCAATGAACAAGCGCGGCGTGCCGGTTGCTCCTGGTCAAACCGTGACGCCTGAAGGTGTCATCGAGGGCGAGGCTGATACGGCTGGCAGCTCCCACTTCTCAATGTGGGTGTCTGGCCTGTGTTCATTTGCTGCCAAGAAGTCCTACGGCTTCCTGGCGAAAAAGCTCGCTGCCGCGCTCCAGTCTGGAGACCCAGAAACCCTGCAGGGCGTTTATAACACCGGCTTTGGTGAGTGCTATGCGCTGACCGGCGAGGTGCCTGCGTGGGAAGAAGTGAAAGCCATGCGCTGGAGTTACAGCGCCGGCGAAGTGCTTCCTGGGGCTGAAAAGCTGATCTGCACCGTGGACGTCCAGAAAAACCGGCTGGTCTATGTCGTCCGAGCCTGGTTCCCGGGAATGGGTAGCCAGCTGGTTGAGTTCGGTGAGCTTTGGGGCGACACCGAAAAGCCGGACGTCTGGGACGAACTGGGCGAGCTGCTCGACCGCGAATGGTACGGCATGGCCATCGATGCCATGGGCGTCGACTGCGGTTATCGAGACAACCAGGTTTACCAGTTCGTGCGAGAGCACCGCACCAGAGCTCGCGCCTTGCGTGGCTTTGAGCGACTGCCCAAGCCTTACCGAAAAACCGCCATCGATGTCGATAGCCGAGGCAAGACTCGCAAGCGAGGTGATGCCCGTTGGGACTTCGACACCGGACTGGCGAAAGCCTGGGTGCATAGCCGTATCGGCTGGCCAGAGACCCGTCCGGGCTTCTGGCTTCTGCCTATCGACGTCTCCGAAGACTACTGCCGGCAAATCGTGGGTGAAGAGTTCAACCACCGCACCGGCAAGTGGGACAAGGTAGGCGAGAACCACTTCCTGGACTGTGAGGCGATGAACTACATGCTCGCGTGCATGTTGCGACTCAATCGCCGCAAAGGGGATGCCATGACGCTGAAAGATATCAAGAAACAGGGTGAGCCTGCTGCAGATGAGCAACAGGAGGAAGTGACCGAACAGTCGCAGCCTGACGCACCGAAGGAGCAAGCGCCGGCCGGAGGTCGACGCTTCAAGGTTAAACGGAAACCAAGACGATGAGTGAGCCGATAAAACTGCAAGCCGGTGACAGCATCACCTGGTCGCGTGAGGCGCCAGGTTATCCGGTCGAGGACGGCTGGTCATTGCACTACGCACTGCGCGGCCCTGCCCCGATTGACCTGAGCACAACCGGAGACGGCACTGTGTACCAGGTATCGGTCAGCGCCGCTGACTCTGCCAAATGGTCAGCAGGTGACTACGTGTTCAGCTGCTTTGTGGTGAAGGGTGACGACCGGCAGACGCTGGGCACCGGACGCCTGACCATCTTGCCGGATCTTGCTGCTACGAACCCAGTGGACGCCCGTTCCCATGCCAAGCGCATGCTGGATGCTATCGAGGCGACCCTGGAAAAGCGAGCAACCAGAGACCAGCAGTCCTATGAAATCGAGGGTCGACGCCTTGACAGAATCCCTATCCCGGAGCTGTTGAAGTTGCGCGACCGTTACCGACGTGAACATCAACGAGAGCTGGAGCAGGCCGGATTGCGGCCGCGCCGGAAATCGTTCATCCGAGTGAGTCTTAGCTGATGAAGAGAGCCGAGAAGAAGCCGAGTCTCGCGCAGCGCATGGTCAATTGGGCCTGGTATCGCTACGTGGAGCCGCAGAAAAATGCGGCCCGAGCCTTTGAGGCAGCTCGGCGTGATCGTCTCGGCAAAGCCTGGCTACGCCGGGCCAGCCGCCTCAGCGCGGACGAGGAAATCTACGCCGACCTGGCATCGCTGGTACAGCGTGCTCGGGAACAGAGCATTAACAACCCATACGCCAAGCGGTTCTACCAGCTGCTGAAGAACAACGTCATCGGCCCCAAGGGGATGACGTTTCAGAGCCGGGTTAAGCGCCGCAACGGTAAGCCTGACGACCGGGCCAATACCCTCATAGAGGGAAACTGGCAGCAATGGATCAAGAAGGGCAACTGCGACGTCACTGGTCGCTATCACTTTGTCACCCTCCTGCACTTATGGATGGAGACTCTGGCCAGAGACGGGGAGGTCTTGGTGCGTGAGCACCGTGGCTATCCGAACAAGTGGGGCTACGCGCTGCAGATACTGGAGTGTGATCGCCTTGACCTGAACTACAACGCCGACTTGCAGAATGGCAACCGCATCCGGATGAGTATCGAGCTCGATGCCTGGGAGCGGCCAGTGGCTTATCACCTGTTGGTAAACCATCCGGGTGACAACAGTTACTGCTACCACTACGCGGGTCAGACCTATGAGCGTGTGCCGGCGGATGAAATCATCCACACCTTTGTGCCGTGGCGGCCCCATCAAAACCGGGGCATACCATGGACGCATGCCTCCATGGTTGAGCTGCACCACATTGGCGAGTACCGCAAGAGCGAGATGATAGCTGCCGAGCTGGGCGCCAAAAAGGTCGGGTTCTATGAGCAGGATCCGGAAGCCTACGACCAGCCGCCTGAAGATGACCAGGGCGAAATTGTCGAGGAGGTGGAGGCAGGTACCTACCAGCTGCTGCCCTACGGCATCCGGTTCAAAGAGCACAAGATTGACCACCCGCACACCAACTTCGGGGCGTTCGTTAAGTCGTCGCTGCGAGGTGTTGCTGCAGGTATGGGGCCAGCGTACAACCGGTTGGCCCATGACCTCGAGGGCGTCAATTTCAGCTCGTTGCGCTCCGGTGAGCTGGATGAGCGCGACCTGTACAAGCTGCTGCAGTTCTTTGTTGTCACTGAGCTGCTGGAGCGTGTCGCCGGCAACCTTATCTCGATGAGCCTGCTGACGCAGGCGCTGCCGCTGAACATGGTCGACATCGACCGCCTGAGCCAGTACGCCTTCCAGCCTCGCGGCTGGGACTGGGTCGATCCGGCCAAGGACAGCAAGGCGCACAGCGAGTCCATCAAGAACCGAACCCGCTCGCGGTCTTCGATTATTCGTGCTGCTGGGGATGACCCAGAGGACGTATTCGACGAGATCGCCTGGGAAGAGCAATTAATGAGGGATAAGGGTGTGAACCCGACACCTCCAGAACAGGAAAGCAAAGATGCCACAACCGACGAAGAAGACGACAGTGCTTCGGACGATTGAGGGCCGGGAGCTGCAGCGTGAGCTGCGCGTACTGAGCGACTCGATTGACCAGGAAGCCCGTACCGTCGAGCTGGCCGCTTCCAGTGAGTACCCCGTTCCGCGCTGGTTCGGCCGAGAAATCCTCGACCATTCACCTGGTGCGATTCGGATGGGGCGGCTCAAGAACGGCGCCCCGCTGCTCGATTCGCATAGCCTGCGCGAGCAAATCGGTGTCGTCGAGGAAGTCTGGCTCGATGATGACCGCCGCCTGCGTGCCAGGGTGCGGTTCTCCCGCTCGGCAAAAGCCGAGGAGCTCTGGCAAGACGTCCTGGACGGCATTCGCCGTCACATTTCAATCGGCTACATCATCCACGAGATGGTGCTCGAGTCGAGTGGAGACCAGGGCGACACCTACCGCGTTATGGACTGGGAGCCATACGAAATCAGTTTAATCTCTGTCCCTGCTGACCCGACTGTCGGCGTGGGGCGTTCTATCGACATTGGCAACATTACTATCAGAGGTGCAGAAATGCCTGATAAAGATAAGCAGACCCAAACCGCCGGCAGTCAACAGACTGAAACCCGAGGCGCCGAGACTGGCGCTCAGAACCCGGCACCTGCGGCAAGCGGCGTGAACGAAAACGACATCCTTTCTCGCGAGCGCACCCGTATTTCAGAAATCACCGCCATCGGCCAGCAGTTCAGCCAGCGCAGCTTGGCTCAAGAAGCTATCCAGAAGGGCCACACGGTTGACCAGTTCCGTGCCTTGGTGCTGGAGCGTATGAACCCTGGCCAGCCTGGCAACTTCGAAAAACCCGGTGCAGGTGAGCTGCCTGGCAAGCCGGCCATCCACTCAGCGCGTGACCTGGGCATCCAGCACAAGGAGCTGCAGCAATACTCGCTGATGCGTGCTATCAACGCGGCCGCTACTGGCGACTGGTCGAAGGCTGGCTTCGAGCGTGAAGTGTCTCTGGCTATTGCTGACGCAAGTGGCAAAGAGGCGCGTGGCTTCTACATGCCGCATGAAGTTCTGGTGCAGCGTCAGCTTGAGAAGAAAACCGCCGGCAAGGGTGGCGAGCTGGTAGCGACTGAGCTGCTGTCTGAAGAGTTCATCGACATCCTTCGCAACAAGGCGATCATCGGTCAGATGGGCGCTCGTATGTTGCCGGGTCTGGTTGGTGACGTGGATATTCCGAAGAAGACTAGCGGCGCCAACTTCTACTGGATTGGCGAAGATGAAGACGTTCAAGACAGCGACTTCGACTTCACCACTCTGAGCTTCTCGCCGAAGACTATCGCCGGCGCGGTGCCTGTGACTCGTAAGCTGCGCAAGCAGTCCAGCATCCACGTGGAAAACCTCATCCGTGAAGACCTGAT